TTCACTTACCACGATTAGTACACTAAAGTACTTGAAGGTTACACCCAACCTTTAAGAGTGATTTGGTGGAGCAACTTGGAGTCGAACCAAGATTGTTTACCCAAAGGGATCAGATTTACAGTCTGAGGATGCACACGCCATAGCATCAATTGCTCCAAATTCTAACATATGTAAACACACTAGAGTTTTACGATAAACTACGCTCTCAAGGTTCTGCTCAAGACCCCATAGGTTTGCCTATGTTTCTAATGTGTTTGCATATGGTAGGGGCACAGAGAATCGAACTCTGATAGACCGGTTAAAAGCCGGATATTCTAGCCGTTGAATTATACCCCCATTATCTTACCACTCTTGTCACTTTCCATGACAGTCTCCTTTTTAAAAAAAAATATTACCATATTAAAATACATTAGGGTGTGATTGTCGTTCCAGAACTACATCTGGATTCTCACGGCTTCGTCTGCCGATAAGACAATCTCCACATTACTTGCCAATTTATTCTAGCGCCATCGGAAGGCTTCATGTAATCTTAGTGAGAATGATGCGGCCATCAAGTGCTCCTAAGTCACCTACTAGAATTGGTAACCTAATATATTTTAATATGGTACTCCGTACGAGAGTCGAACTCGTCTTATTGGGTTGAAAACCCAGTGTCCTAACCGATAGACGAACGGAGTATATTAACTCTACAAATTTTTAAAGAACAGTGTGTATTATATACCAAATACACACTCTTGTCAATACCAGTGTTGCATAATAACAACATCTGTTTTTACATTGATTTCTCAACGCAAGAATGTATTATAACAGAACTGGCCACTTTGTCAACCAGTGTGTTGTTTTTTTACAACATTTGTTATTCGCAAATAAAGAATGGAGTGGGTGACAGGACTCGAACCTGCATTATCCGGACTTGCAAACCGGCACCTAGCCTTTCAGAACACACCCACATTATTTTTTCTTACGTGATATCCAACCATCATAGTTTGGATCAGTCACTTCATCAACACCAAACTTACCTACAAATTCCATTTCACCATTGGTGATAGTCACGAATGTACCGTAACCTATTGCAAACTTCATTGCATCAAGCAATGATTCAAACTCTTGCAACGGTAATTTGTTTTCACTTATAATTTTCCACATATCATATCATCCTTAATTTGGTACCTCTACTCTGATTCGAACAGAGAAACTCCTCCTTTTGAGAGAGGTGACTTTACCAATTTGTCCATAGAGGCATTGGTACCAGCGTAGGGATTCGAACCCTATCAAGAACGCTAATCTGGCGCTAAAAGGCTTATAAGACCTCTCTGACTACCCAGTCTCGCTGGCATATTTGGCGGAGAGTGTGGGAATCGAACCCACTCACCATATCACTACGGCGACAGATTAGCAATCTGCTGCATTACCATCCTGCCCACTCTCCAATTGTTCAATTCTATTTGCTGCTTCTTCTAATAAATCAGCAATTCTATCTGGTGCATTTTCTTGCACCGATTTTCTTGTAGTAATTTGCCTACGAATTTCAGCACGTTTTCTTAATCGATAAATTAAATCTTCTTTCATAAGAATTCCTTTTAATGGCGGAAGACGGAGGAGTCGAACCCCATCCAATTTCTCAGAACCTGGTTTTCAAGGCCAGTCGCAGGACCAACCCCGCTGCATCATCTTCCATATAGAAACACACTAGCATGAACCTGTTGTCAATTATCCCTGCGGGGAACTAATATGTTTTTATATGGCACCCGGAGTAAGAATCGAACTTACAATAGCAGAGTCAAAGTCTGTTGTGTTGCCACTACACTATCCGGGAGTATTTTACTCTACAAATTTTTAAAGAACAGTGTGTATTATATACCAAATTCGATGACTTGGCAATACGTGTGTTGTTTTTATGCAACACCAAACAAAAAACCCTTAGAGGTTGAATTCTAAGGGTCTTGTGTTTGGAATCTTTTCTAAGAACTTTTTATCTTTAGTCCTCATTCTCTACACAAAACCCGGTCGGCCATGACGCATCGGCACAATTAATACTTGTGCGATACTCCGATTGGGACGTAAAGGGTTTATGGGATATGAGGGACACTTTTTTTCTTTCGAGTTATATTTAACGATGTTTGTATTATATAGTAAACTTTATACCTTGGCAAGCGGTTTCACAAAAAATATTTTAATTTATTTTTTTCCACTTGATAGGTTTTGGTACCAAAGGTGCGGTCGGATTTTGAAATTCACTGAAAACTTCCCATAGATGTTCTGCTGTTACATACTTTGTAAGCAATCCAATCTCACGGCCGTAAGCATCTATTTCCCATGGATGTGACCAGTATTCAACCTCATCGGAGTTTATTTTTTTACCACGCCATGTCGATAGTTGTTCATTGGTTTCACCCTCGATATACTGTTTGATGTGAACCATCTCATGTGCTAACGTGGCCAAGATACCTCTGGCACCTAGACCTGGATGAACCTCAATTAAGAATTCTCTTGGTTGTTTTCTGGAGTTGTAATCTTCTATGCTACAAAATCCATATTCGTTTATCTTACTGTCGAAACGTACAGTAGTGAAACAATTGTTACGTATTCTTGTATTGGTAATCAATTCTTTGGCGTAGAACTGGATAGACCTCTCAACGAAAGGCTTGAATGATTCCTCGGGACAGTTTAGAATCTTCAAATTCATGCGAACTCCAGTTTATTTTTTAACCGATAATACTCACTCCTTAGCTATTTATGGACTTACATCTTTTCCACTTTGATACCAGATTTCTCAAGGAAGTTTAATCCTGCCATGTCCCTATAACTATTCCGATAGTATACAGAAGATATACCGCTTTGGTATATAAGTTTGGCACAGTCAAGACAAGGAGCGTGAGTAATAAATATATTAGCATCAAGACCGCTTTCGCTTGATTTGGCCAGCTTCGCAATTGCATTAGTTTCAGCATGAAGAACCTCAGGTTTAGTTTTCAACGTTACGGTATCATCGCTGTGTTGAATAGTATCTTCACAGTTATTATCCCATCCAGACGGCATTCCGTTATATCCAATTGATATAATTCTGTCATCCTTAACAACAATTGCACCAACGTGTAACCTTTTGGCAGAGGACAATTCAGCAAAGGTTTCTGCAACCTTCATAAAAGTATCAAGAAATTTCTGTTTCATTTTGTTTTATAAATGGTGGGCCGACTTGGAATTGAACCAAGACTCCGCCGATTATGAGTCGGAAGCTTTACCATTAAGCTATCGGCCCCCTTGTTTATTTAATGTATTCTAAACCGTCTTTACGCATCCAGTGTAACTGTTGTGTCAATTCATTGGATGGAAAAAACTTAGACACACCAATGAACTCCACACCTTCAATTTCTTTTGAAGGCCAGTGTTTGAATGTATAGTAAACGTCCAGTGTAGATTTTACCCGCACTTTTATTGGACTTGGTGTTTTGATGTTTCGGTTTTCCAATTTCATAATGATCCTATTATAGTCGAAAAAAAGGGCTCTGTCAAGAGCCCCTTTAAATTATTACCGAAACTTGTCCGGATAATTTAATCGTTCCCATTCATCATCGGATACTGGCCACCAGTTCATGTTGGCCATCCATGTAAACGTTGTAGGTTTATTTGTTCAAACCTGCGTTGAAGATAGTCAATGTCTTCCACAGTCTTAGGATTGTTAGAAACAATGTATGCTTCTAACGCTGATCCGTAAGTCTGTGGTTTACCAAAGTTCCGTAAGAACTTGGATAAGAATTTCATTTCTCATCCTTTTCTTTCACAACGATTTTCTTGATTGCATCTTGGCCTTTGACCATGTTTGCTAACCAAATCTTTAACATTCCATTGGTCATTTCAGCATTTTCAATTTCAATTTTGTCATTGAGTTTGAATTCACGGCTGAAATTACGATTGGCGATACCTTTGAAGATAAAGTTTTTATCGTCTAGTTCTTCATCTTGAGTATTACCTTTCACAACCAATTTGTTACCTTCTAGTGTAACTTCAATATCAGATTTGCCGAAGCCAGCAACAGCGATTTCGATAACGAACTTGTTATCTTTGATCTGCTTGATATTGTATGGAGGGTAAGAAACGGTCTTGGCGACTGTCTTTGCCATGTCTTGTAGGTCTTTGAACATATCTTCATAACCTACTGCGAATGGATCAAACTTGTGGAAGTCGAATAAACCAGGTAGTTGTAGCTTTGTCATAATTGCTCCTTAATAAGCGAGTTTTTAAAATTGCAACCCCGAAGGCATTGCATAAAATCCAGGTTACCTTATCTGGTCCGAACTTTCGTGCCGGAGGTGTAATTACACGGACGCCTTTTACCGTAGCATCTAACGGCCCTAAGGTGGGCCTATTATATCTTTATTTATATTGGGTGTCAACCGTTTTGTGGTTTTTTACCAATATTATATTTTGGTACCAATTGCCAGTCTGATTTTTCTTTATGTGAAATGATCTTCACTTGAGATAGAAAGATTGGTACTGGAACTTCAGTTTGTTTTTTGTCAACAATCTTAACTAAGCCCCAATCTTCCAACAGATTTACAATAGCATTTCTGCGTGATAGGTCATTCTCAGTTAAATCAGTTTCTTTACCATCAAGAGCAAATAACTCTTTGAAGTGAACTATGTAATATTTACCACGTTTGTGTAGAATATGGCAAGATTGATACAGTGTATTGTCCTTCTTGGAAGCAACACCGATACGTGTTAACGTTTCACGTACCTTCAAAAAATCATCACTTTCTTCTAATAATACCTCAACTAGATCCTTAATTTCAATCATTTCATTCCGCCTTTAATTGTTTTTATTTTTATTTCAGCGATTTGTTCATCTGTAAGAATACGTAGAGCATCTTTTGCTTTTTGGTTTGAATAACCAAAATAAGTCTTTACAGATTCAATATCAACATCTCTATTAGACTTCTGCCACGGTTGGTACGTCCGTTTCATAGGTCTGATATTATTTAGAAGATACTGGTATTGCATGTCAGGATCAAGTCCTGGCCACATATTCATTTCATTTGAATACAATACACAATCTACATGATAGGATAAAGAACGATTAATGAGGAATGGTTTATATTCTTTGAAGTTTAATTCATCAACGGGTTTCTTTTTGTGTAGTAATAAATCTACAAATTCGAATGGTGTCATTTGAATTCACATTCCACCATGATTTCTGTAAGACAGGCAATGAGATTAATCTCGTGGTCTGCTACGAATGCTGCTTGGTATTGATACTTAGCAAGAATTAGAACCAATTGTGGAACTGAATTAGGTTTAAGAATCTCATACAATGCATCATAGATGTTTCTAAAGATACGTGTTTGGTCATTATCCAAGTTCATTGTAACCCATTTACGGCAGGCTGCAAAGTCTTTACCTTTTAAGGATTTAGTGAGTTCTTCCATTCGAATATCAGAAACAGATGCAAGGATGCCATGGTCAATACTTCCAGAGATTCCATAACGTTGCAATTCATTTAGAATACGGCGATTGTCAGGAAAGTGTTTAGTGATAACCGCAGCAACAACATCTTTACTGTACGTGATGTTCTCTTGTGTTAGAATATATTCCACACGTTTGAAGAAAGCGGATGCCATCTTGGCTTTGCTGCCATTGGCCTTGAAATCAATTACTGTACAACGTGAATGAATCGGATCAATAATACGATTTTTAAAGTTACAAGTAAAAATGAAAGACCAATTCTCTGCATATTCTTCAAT